CATCAGCAGAGCGTTAAAGTTGGCTGCCATGTCGGTAAACTTCTGGTATCCGGCGACCTTTGCGTTCCGCATAAACTCGCCAGTCATAAGATAGGTGGCATCGTCAATGACGATGGACTTACGCTTGGTGCTGTGGATTGCGGCGTCAATCTTGCCGTAGTCGTTGGTGATATAGGTTTTCATGTTGCTGCGGAACGGAAGCGGCTTGCCAAGCACGTTGATAACCGCAATCTGTTCCGGGTCAAAGTTCCGAAGCGAAGCGGACTTACCGCTACCGGAGTGACCGTAGACCATTACTAATACTGCCATCAGTTGTTCTCCTTCCTCGCTTCTTTTCTCGCTTTACGGCAAGCCGGGCAACGCTTGGGCAGTGCTTGATTTCTTTCTTGTATTTGCCCATTTTCTTTCCTTTCTTCGGCTTCATTAGGCTTCATTGTTCTTACTTCGGCTTAACTTGGCTGTGCAAAATCAACCAGCCATCAGTTCTGCCAACTGTGCACGGAGATCTTTCAACTCCGCTTCCCTGTCGTCAATTTCAGACTGCAAGTCCTTAATCTCAGCCAGCCGGTCAGCTTCTTTTGCTTTTGCCATCTGCTCGTTGGTCATAAAGTACACACCGTCCTCCGGCTCGGTCACGCCACCGAATCTGTCAAGGTTAATCATCTTTTGGTCTCCCTCTCTTACGTTCCTCTTTGATTTGCAGTGCGCTATACCACTGGTCTTTGTCAATTTCAATGGTAGACCACCGGTGGTTACAGGTAAGGCACTTTTTGCGGCGAACAATACTGTCATGGTCAGGTCGGCTGTCCACGGTTGTGATGTTTTCGCTACCGCACATCGGGCATTTCACTGTGCACCCCTCCACTCGTTGGTGTGGTGAGGAATGCGTTTTACTTTGCGATTTTCCTGCTCAATACGTTCATTTTCAGAGCTGACCCCAATGGCACACAAGACGAGTGCTGCGGCGAGGAAGCTGCACGAAATGAAAACGTACCCAAACATTGCTATCACGCTTTGGCTTTTCTGGATTGCATCGCCGCATCCTACCGAAAAGATTGCTAACGCAATTCCAAGCGTGCAAAGAACATTAGCTTTCAGGCTTTTCACTCTTATTACCTCCAAAACTCAGTATCCATGCCGTAGCCATTGCCACAGATACCGTGATGATTCCACGGGCAGCTGATGCGCCTATCAGAATACCGATGTGATGCACCATCCAGAAGTTCAGCAGGAATACTGCCAAAACCACTGCCAGTGCTATGCCCCACATCAGGGCAACTTCAATCAGTGCTTTCATTTTGTCCCCTTTCGTTTTTGCCGTTGCTGTTCTGCTCCTAGCTACTCAATGCCTTAGCCTATTGTTTCTATTCTTTGCCGTTGCTCTGCATTTCCATGCTACGCTTCGCCTTTGCTTATCAAAACTACGCCTTGCATCCATAGCCATTGCTTTTCCAAGCTTTTCCTTGCCATTCCATTGCTCTTCTGAGCCTTGCTCCGCCATGCCTTTGCAGGTCTCGTCAAATCAGCGCATCGCCTTTGCTAATCCTATCGCGGCGTTACCTTGCCATAGCGGTTAATTGAGAATTTCGTAAGCAAAGCGCCCTTTAGAACTGTTGCGCCACTGACCGATGCCACGCAGAGCACCGTAGTCCAGCCACTCACGCACGACCTTCTCGTGAGAATCGTCCAGAAGAACGATTTCAAACTCGCAAGTCGAGCCAGCGGGAATCTGCTCGCTGTTGGCAAGGCTTACACGTTCACCCTGTGCAGTCTGGGCGCGGAGAGGGCGCTGGCACTCGGTAATCTCACCGTTCACATGAATGGGAATCATGCGGGGCTGAACGAAAATCAGACCATCAATGACCTTCTTGTAGGCCGTCAGCTTGCCGCTTTCGTTCACGGCTTTCTTCTTGCCAGTTTCGGTCTTGCCGCCGATGCGGGAAAGCATACCGCAAGAATCCTTGAAGAAGCCCTTAATCTGGTAGTCATACAGGATGGGTTCGCCGTTCTCGTTGCGAGGGAACACGGTCATGCCCTTATCTGCCACAGCATCAGCACCCAGAGCGGCTACCTCGTCCTCGATAGTGTTTGCATTAGGGGACTTGCTAGCGATGAACTCTCGCGCGATGTTCTGGTTGCTAGGCCAAGTGCCGAGAACCGCTTCGGTGAATGTGATTCTTACTTTGATTTTTTTCATTTTTGTTCACTCTTTCTTTTTCAATATGTTCCAGTCTTAAAGGTTCACGCTTTTGCCAGCGCTTCCGCCACGGACTGCTTTTGTTGAAGTTGCTTATTGCTTTCTTCATCGTTTGCCATCCTCCGCTTGCGTTGGATGTGTTCCAGCCGCTCTTTCTCCCGGATGTGCCAGTGGATTTCACGTTGGCCATAATACTTACCGTTCATCAGGAAGGCCTACCTTTCCCTGTGCAAGCAAAGTACTGTAATGGCCGTAGCTTATTCCAAGCTCTTTTGCTTTATCGTTCATCTGTTTGATGGTGTACTTTGGCTTAGGCTTTTCTTGTGTCTGGTTTCCTTCCGGTCTGGCCTTGCGGGTGGGAGACTTAATATAATCCGAATGCTCTTTCCACCACTTGGCCATCTGCCTACGCTTTACTATATTTGCGCATTTTTGGTGATATTTTTGATGTTCATACAGCTTGCGCATCGGCTTTTTGCACCACTCGCAAGGAACAACTCCATATGGAGCGCGTCGCGCTGCTTGATTCTCTCTCCTAACTAATACTGCGCATTCTTCGCAATACCGTTTTGTCTTGATGACTTCGCCAAGAGGCGCTCCGCAGCGTTCGCAGCTCTTAACCTCCATCTGACTCACTTGCCTTTCTCAAGACTCTTTCGTTGTGTTCGGAAAAGCACTGATCGAGAAACTGGATGAACTTTGCGATTTTCTCTGCGTCTTCCGGAGTACAACCGTTCTCCACAAAGCGCCTTACCGACTGCTCACGTTTAAAGTCCGAGTAGGCATCGGCCGCAGCGTCGATGGCGAACTTGGCTTCTTCGGGGTACTCAAGGTCAATTTTAATGGTCAGATACCTTTCCATACTCATTCCTCCGTTCTCTGGCCTTTCTCTGCTCTCAAGAACAGATTAACGAAGTAAACTTGCCCGATACCAGTCACTTTAGGGGTTTTGTTGATGGAAGTATGTCCGTCTGAGTGCGCAATGGACGTTTCCTTAATTTCAAACAAGTGAAGTTCCATAGACTTCTGGGTCGGCATATTGTAGTCCGTCCGCTTTCTGTCCTTGATCAGGTATTCGTTCTCACGCATCCATGCAAACAACCGGTTTTGCCCCATCTGGATGCCGTTCTGAGACAGCAGCTTTGCCATTTCACCAACAAGAATGCTCTGGCTGCTTGCGCTCACAGCGTCAGCAAAAAGTGCTTTCGGCTTCATGGTTTCAATCTGCTTGTCTTTCTCTTCCAGCTCCTCATGCGCTGCGATCAGTGCGGTTGCGAGAAGTTGCGAGCGGGTAAGCTGTGGTGCGTTGTAGCTTCCAGTCTTACGGATTGTAGGAAGCACATCGTTCGTTACCCATCTGCGGAACGGAGCCGCTTCCGGTTTGTCGCTGCGAAGAATGACATGGTACAGGCCGCTTTCGTTGACGATTACCATTTCCTGTTTGCCGCCAAGGGTGTCAATCAGACTGACACCCTTTTCGTCATCATCTAATCGGTCAGCAGCCATGCGGTTATTGCTAATACCAAGCACAGCGCACACGTCTTTCAGAACGAACCATGCTTCGCCGTCCATATCAACCGTGCGAACTTTGCTGTTCCGATATTCAAAAACTTGAATGTTTGCCATTTTTTCTCTCCCTTCTTACACTCCCGAATCCTGAATATTCAAAATCCGGCAGATGCTTTTCTTGATGCCGGGCGTTTCCAGCTTCCCTGTCTTAACCTTAAAAAGGTAAGAACGGTCAAAATATCGTCCGGTGTCCTCCTTGACTTTTTCAATCAACCAGTCGTTGGTCTTGTCTTTTTGGATAAGAGCAATCTCGATTTGTTTGCCAAAGTCACACAGAGGCTTTTTTTCAGCCATTATTTCACCTCCGGCTATTGATTTTTACGCATAAGTGTAATATAATGAAGTTGCTAGAAATCATTCATTACGCCTTCGCGGTACAGTCTTAGTATAATACGCTTTCGCGTAAAATGCAAGGCTTTTTTAAGCGTTCGCGTAATTTCAGCAAACCTTACAATGCGAGGACTGGAATTATGGCAAACTTGTACGAAAATATTGAAAAGCTCTGCAAGCAGCGTGGAGTAAACGTGACCACTATGTGCAAGGAATCGGGCGCAAGCCGTGGGTCTTTGACCGATTTGAAAAACGGCAGAAAGCAAACCTTGAAATATGAAACGCTCGATAAGATAGCTTCTTATTTTGGAACAAGCGTAGATGCTTTGGTTTCTGGCAATCAAAAAGAAAACCCGCCCCAGCAGCCGCA